ACTCAGCCTTAAAACTGTGCGGGATGAAAAGTTGGACCATTTTGAGTCGCTATATAACGCAACTAAAAAAAGCATTGAAGAAAGTTCAATAGACGAAATTGAAAAGAACTCTTTGTTGAAGGCTTTAAAGAGTTATTGGGACATTATAACAAATAAAGCAACCGATGTTCCTGTTGCACCTAAAACAATGACCACAAAGTTAGCCATTCCTACCGATGCCCAGATGAAAGCTTTAGATCATATTCTTCGTCAACTAGACGGTGTTTTGAAAATCCGTGTTCTCACAAAAAACAAGCAAGCAGGAAAAGATAAAATTGAAGAATTAAAAAAAATCATGCCTGGCGGAAGCATAGAAGAATATTTGAAAATTTTTGACCAAGCAGCAACTAACTCGGCATTCCTGAAAACCAAATTGGAATTAATTAGAAGCAAATTAAAGAAGCTATCTGGTGATGAGGCGGCTCCGGGTGCCAAGCCCACTTCCGGCTCGGATGTGAAAGATGGCCTTAATGAACTTTAAAAAGTGGCTTAATGAACAACTCGCCGTTTATGATCCAAGAAAAAAAGTGGATTGGTGGGGTGCGCCTAAAAGTTATATTGTCAAACAATTAGATCCTATAATGAAAAAGAAAAAAAAGAAAAAGAAAAAGAAATGACAAGTTTATTTGACCAGATCAACAATCCGAGAGAACATGCTGTTAAAAAATATTTCCAAGAAATACTAAAAGAAAGATGTGCGGGCAATAAGGATATCATAGAAAAAATATCCCATTATATAATAACCGATAGGGATCTTAAAGAACTAGGATCGTTGGTGGCTAACCTATATGAGTCTGGCTATATGAAAGCGCTGGACGATTATAAAGATCAATTAAAAGGATTAGGATTAGAAGTCAAAATAAAAGCAGAAGAAAATACTAGTTACTAAAATCTGGCTGCACATTTGAAACTACGGAATATATTAAATACCCACCCGATTTTTCTATTTTGGTTTGAACTCTCCACCATCTTTTTTCTCGAACTTTCGGATAAACGATAGATCCAGCCGTAACTGCATCCGTCGTTGTCCAAAAAGTCATAGCTAAATCTTCGCTTTCAACAATAACCGCCTCGAAGCTAAATTTATCTCCATATGATATTTTGTTGTAATGTTCTCCATAAAAGTCATCAAAATGCTCTTTTGTATGTGCAGGCAGACAATGGATGATAACTTTGTTTTTTATAGTGGGAAGTTCACTATTTTTGGGATTTTCTTTTAATTCATCTTCCGCCCGATTTAAAGGTTCAACTGGTTTGGGTACAGGGGTGGGAAGTTTCACTTCAGGGGGTTTGGGCTTAGGTTTTTCTATATCTGGTTCGGCTACCGGAGAGGCATTATCCACTTGAAAACTATTGTCACGAGGGATTAGCTCGCCATCATCTCCAAATATTGTTTTTTTCCACTCCGTGTTGTGTAAAGTGAAATTTTCTAAAGCATTCCAAAAGGCCTGATCCTCCATTAGTGGGTTGGGACCTTGGAGTTTGTAAACGCTTCCATCTTTATTTTTAATAACCATAACTATAATATATTGTAAATTGAAAGTTTCTTTCATAAATAAGAAACACAATCGATTTTTTAAGAGGTAAAAATTATGAGCTTAGTCGTACCTAACGAGGGTGAACTACTGTTATTGCAGTATATGGTTAATAAGACTGAACCCGTCGATTTAAGTCTTCGCCTTTATAACAATGATCAAACTCTGGCAGAAGCTACGGCATACGCAGACCTTACACAAGTGTCTGCGGCAGGGTATGCTGCTCAGACGCTCACAGGATCAGATTGGTCCACAGCATTGGTTTCAACTAATACCGCAACTGCTTCCCATGTGGAAAAAACATTCACCATGTCCGTGGCAGCAACTATTTACGGATATTACGTCACAGCAGGAACATCCACTGTTCTTTGGGCAGAAAGATTTTCAGGAGCACCATTTGTACTCCCTGCTGGCGGAGGCACAATAGCCATTACTCCAAAGGTAACTCTGGACTAACAATACTTTATATATTTTATTTTATTCTATTCCATTTATTCTGAAAAACCCAATCAATTAGTTGATTGGGTTTTTCTATATAATATAAATCATTATAAGGAATATCATGCATTTATTTTACTCTTTATCCACGGCAATAGGGGCAGGAATATTATCATATAATTTATTTGATGGGGATATAAAGACAACCGTTGCCATATCCCTTCTTGTATTTGGATATATTGGTTCCCTGTTGTTTGTGTCACAAACAAAAAACAATAAAGGCACACCAAAAAAAGATGCGACTAAAGAAGATGCGCCTAAAGAAGATTAGTTTATTTGGCCAAACAATGCGGACATACTTTGCAGTCTACACATTCGCAATCGACGCCATCGACGCAACCACAATCGCATACGCCACGAGTACATGCAGGGGCATTGTTAAAAAAGGGACACGCTGGGAATAAAGAAGGACTCATAAACCCAAGAGTAAGTCCTATCCCAAAAGAAACAAAACACATAAACATATTTTTACACGACATTTAAATCTCCAATCATTGGCGTTTCAATAACTCCATATTAATAACCTATATATACATTGATATGATTAAAAATCCCGATGGAACCCCCTACAACGTAGCTGGGAGTCTACAACAGTTCGATCCAGAAAATCCTGAGCATGATCTTTTTAATGTTTGGGACGATGAAGCTATAAAGATAGGCGGATCACCGATATTTTATTATGAAGTATTTATTCAAGAGCAAACTGTAGATCCAATTTATTGGGAAGACCGAGGAAAGATTTATTCCAACTGCCCAGTTAAACTATGGGCCGTTTATGAACCTATCACGTCTCAAAATTATATGAATGCTTTTGGATTTGATGCACCCGACGAAATGCTGTTTGAACTTAACTATCGGGATGTTCTAAACACCTTGGGGCATCCTCCGAAAATTGGTGCCCGGCTTTATTCCCCTCATAAGCGTGAAAATTGGAAAATAGTTCAAAGGAATGTTGAAGAATTTAAATTATGGGGAGAATTAAGACTCCAATTGTTGTCATCAAGATTCCAGGAATCTCGAACTACAGGAGAAGGAAAAGTCACTCAAAAAGAACCTGACTTTAAAATAAATTCAACGACTTTAAATAAGCCCATGCCAGGCGATCCAATTAACACCAATAACGACAATGGTGAAGCTTCTGTTAAAAATGAAGAATAAATAATTTAAGAGAAATGATTTAAAAGATCATTAGATATTCTTGCATCAACATTATCAAAAAAAAATTCTACTTTATTTGGTTTATGTATTTTTTTAAAAAATCGGTTAGGTATTTTGGGAGCGTGAATAGTTCCCCTTACATTAAGTAAAAATGGCTTGTGCCCAGTTTCCTTCTTTTTTATTTTATAAAATTTCATTTATCTTTATCCTTTTTAAAGGGACAAGAAGGCTTAATTAATTTCTTAGGCATCTTCTTTTGTTTTTTCACTCTTAATCTTTCGTTTTCTTTAATCGCATTCAATTCTTTTATTTTTGCTCCTTGATAAACTCCCCTGACAGCATCCATCCCATCCTTGGCATGTAATTTTTTAATTATTTTATATTTATCATCAAAATTGTTTCCTTTGTGATCAACCCATGAATGAGACGCTATGTGTGTTGATCCTATTCTGGCCAATTCTGATTCTTGAAATTCTCTCTCTCTAATCTCCACTTCAGACATTTCTTTGATTTCATAATTTACTTTATTAGGCAAAATAAGAATTTGAGCATATGGCTCACCTTTTCTAAAAATATGTCTTCGTCCACTAGAGGGAAGTTTAAATACTACAAAAAATATACGAGGCCAAAAATCCCCTCCTATATGACCAGGAACGGGAAGTGGAACTGTGTCTGTCTGGTCTTGATAAAATCTAGGATGCGGTTCTATTCTAACAACGTGACCTTCTTCTGTTTTAATATCTATCGAAGATGTAAACCCATAATGCCCAGGTGCAAACTGCATAAATGGAGGCAGGACAGTATTGGGGCTTATTTTAGTTACATCTTTTTGCTCTTCAGTAAAATCACCCAAAACTTTCATCTCGCCATTTTCATTAACAATATGGCACTCGGTATCAAATGGATAAACTAATTCCAATCCATACGTTGATCCGTCTACAAAAGGAACACAGTGCCATGGTTGGGGCTTATCGCCATCATCATGCCCCATAGAGTCACCAGCCCAACCAGGTATTTCTAACTTGATTGGTTTTGGCGGCACTCCCTTATACCAAGTTCTATATTTTAAGTTTGTCGTTTTCATGTCCTAAACCAAAAAACAAGTTTGTCATACTAACTAATTATAATAAATCAAATTGAAAGCCAAGTCTATATGGACAGCAGTAAAAATTTAAACCAATGCGATGCTAAAAGTCTCGAATTAAATAGTCGGATTGACGATAAAACTACGGGATATTGTGATGACGGAAGCGAATCCCTAAAAAGAACGGCTGGGAAGCCAGATGTAGGGTGGTTGGAAGATGTAAGCAATAAAAAAACAGGACTTGGATTTGCTGAAACCTGCGATCCGGCGCAGACAGGTCAAATTGTTAATGACCCAGATGGCGACACGGGCACGATCTATAGATATTCTAAAGCATTGCGGGGATGCGATGAAGCCATGTTAGATATGTTTCGAAACATTGTCGCCATTGATGAAGACGGAAAAGCCCATCCTATCCCAATTATCTGGGCAACTCAAGAAAAAGCAGTAGCGGCAGTTATGCAGGATAATGTTCGCAAGGACAATAGTTTGGTAGTAGATAGAATCAAATTGCCAATGATGGCCATTAATTCATCTGACATGGTGTTCAACCAAGATAGATATATTTACCACAAGGCCACGGATTACATGCGGTCGATGAGGACTGACAACAAACCGGGCTTTACCACTTCTGAAAAACATGAACGAGATACAGTTTTTGGTGTGTCTAGAGGATTGCCAGTTGATGTTTCATACACGTTATATGTTTGGACGTTATATGTCGAAGACATGAACCAGATTTTAGAGCAAATATTACTAAAATTCTCCCCAATTGCATACATAAAAGTAAGAGGTGTATATTGGGAAGTTGGAGTCAAATTAGATTCAATAGCAAATAACATTGATGTAGAACCTGGAGATCAAAATGTCAGAGTCATTAAGTACCAATTTACTTTAACTGCTGAGACATTTATTCCACAACCAATAAAAAGAGACAAAGCTGTATTAAAAACGAGAGTTGAAGTAGTAAATAGTATTGATCCTGATAGGGTCACTGATGTGCTATCGAGATTACAAGAAGCAGTAGAGGGTTTAGAATGATAGAGATTACTAACAGACAAAAATTTCCAGTCCAACTAGTGGTTCGTTCCAGAAAATCTACCAACAGCTTTACCACATTAAACATCCCCGGCATCGGTGCCGGAAAAAATGTTTATTTGCTGGAAGATGAGAGAGCAACAGAGTATATAACTCGTGTAAAAGACTGGGGCTTAATTAGCCTTCGTAACGTACCGGATAATCAAAATTAAGGGAGAAAAGAGAAATGGCAATTTTAAAAGGTTTTCCACCTTCCAACACAATTAGCCCAAGTGTTAGAATAATTGAAAAAGATCTAAGCTTCGTGCCCCCGGATCAAAGTTTCCACCGGGCAGCAGTGATTGGCTTTGCATCTAAAGGCCCAATTAACATTCCAACGATGATAAGAAACAGAACAGAACTTCATAGAAGTTTTGGGTTTCCACATCCTAAGGACGGAGATCCTTATCTGATTTATGCCGCAATGCAATATTTGATGGTGGCTAATCAGTTATATGTCGTCCGTGTTGGCGATACAAATAACGCAAGTCACGAACGTGCCGCAACCGCACAAGTAGCAGTTGCAGATGCAGGTGGTGGAATC